CTCGGAGATTCCGACCTTTCGCGCTCCCCTTCGCGACGCGATAGAGGAAACCCATTCCGGGCCGCGAAAGTTGACGGCGAACAAGACGAGAAGAACCGACGAGCGTCGCATTCATGCCTTCTCGTAAACCGACTCGCATCGTTTCGAGAATCGCGTCGTGGTTGAACTTCGCGCCGCTCATTCTTCGACCTGTCCTTGTGCGCCGCCGAGTTCTGCGTTCGGCTCAACTTCGACGCAATCGACGACCGTCATATTGAGAGCAGCACGTGCGCCAGTCTGACCGAGTTCCGCAGGATTGACTACGCCAGTTACGCGCCATTGCCGAGTTGTCAAACTTTCCGAGTCGTGAATCTCGTAGTCGATTCCGATCGAGAGTGCTCCGACGAAGTAGATCGTCGCGGAAGTTCGGCCTTCGTATCGGCCTTGAATGACTGGCTCGCTTTGCGACGAAGGCTGAATGAATCCAGTCGCCGTAAAGACGCGGCCATACTGACGAGAGATCGATCCGTCTGATTCAACCGTGTACGCCGGAAGACGAATGTACAGCGTCATTCCGAACTGATTCACAAGCGTCTCGATGCTCAACGGAGCCTCCGATACGAATCGAGAACCAACTTCGTCGACGAGTCGAGATCCGACACAGATCGAAGCGAGTACGAGTATCCGCCGAGCGATTCGCTCTGAAGGCTCGGATCGCGCTTCCGCGAGTTGAAGAGCCTCGATGCCATCTCGATCGTCGTCTGTTGAAGATCGTACGGAATCGTCGCATATCCGCCGGTATAGTCGACAAGGAATCCTCGATACCGATGCAGCGTCGGCCCGTAGATGATGCCTCGATCGTAGTCGACGGCGTAGTCGGTCAGCGCATCGTTTGGAGCCTCAAGGATCGCGGTCTGTTTCTTGAGGTCGATTCCTGCGAGTTTCCGCAGATAGTGCGACTTCGTGTTGACGATCGTCGTCGCAGCGAATCCAGTCGTTCCGGAAATCGCCGTAGCCATTTCAGATACCGAATCATGGCTTCCGAATGCGAGCGTCGTCGAATGCTCCTGCCCGTTCGAAGCCACGCGGAAAAGATGGATGTGCTCTCCATTCACCGAGATCGTCGAGACGATATCGCTCGCGAGATTCGAGACGACCGAAAGCACGTTGTCGCCGCCGACTCCGACGAAGCGCACGTTCTCGACTGGATTGTGCTTCAGCGCGACTCGATCGGCTCCGTATGTATCGTGCCACTCGTAGTACCGCTGCGAGACAAAGTTTCGAGCGCAGTATCGTTGAATGAAGTCACTCGCTCGATCGATCAGACTCTCCATCAGCGCATCGTCGGTCGTCGTCGTCACGCCGAGATATGCCTTCAGGCTGACTAGTGTCGTGAGCGAGTTCGTTGCTACTGCCATCGGCTCTCCTTGCCTTCTTCTTCGGCGTTTGATTCAGTCGAGTCGAATCCACAAAGAGCGGAGCAGGCTCGATCGCGTGTCTTGCGTATCCCTTTGAGACGAGAGTCTTCGCTGCTTCGTGCGAGACGTTGACGATCGTTCCCGCTCGAAGATCTCGTCGGCCTACGCCGTCGACGTGAATCGCGCAATTTCGGAGAACGATTAGAAGGTCATGCATTCGATCGGTCTCCCGTCTTCATGGTATTTCGAGAGATATTGCGTGATCGCGCGGCAGTCTTCCGCAGGCCACGTCACGACGTTCTGAAGATGACCGATGCGAACTCGCGGACAGAGGCAGATCTTCTTTCCTGCTTCGCGGAGACGATTCCAGAAGAAGATATCGTCATCGACGCGGCCTTCTCCCCAAGTGCCTTCTTTGTTCGGAACGCCGAGGAAGAGAGGACGAGCGAGATCTCGAAGCGAATCGAGTCTAATCAGCGTAAGACCGAAATGTCCCGTGTTCATTTCGAGCGCGTCCGTGTAGAGCCGATCTTCCGTCATCTCCCTGAGAAGCGTTCCGTCGTCGTTCTTGATCGAGAAGAGCGGAAGATCTTTATCTCGTCCGATCTGAAGCGGACAGAGCGCGTCGACATCAGGTCGCGTCTCCATCACTTGCCAGAGACGAATAATGTCTTCCGCGTCAAAGATCGAATCGTAGTCGACCGTCAGAACGTACTTGATGCCTTCCATCGTGAGGCAAGTATCAATCAAGCGTTCGAGGCATTGACCCCAGAAAACTCCGGTTGATCGCGAGACGTTGAATCCTAGTTTGGCCGACGCTTGATGCAATTCATTTTGCGTGTCCGTCCAACAAACGCGAGGAAGCGACATGATGCAATGGATGTCCTTCATCGGGAAAGACGGACTAGGCCGCGAGTACTTGCGAGCGACGACGGAAATCTTCGTCTTCGTCTCGTTCCAAGCCCAACCATTCTTGCCGCGCGAGATCTCGAAGCCTGCGAGATTCAGAACGCGCGAGAGTTTCTCGCGATTCCAAAGCGACTTCGCGCCATCGCCGATCAGCATCTTTTCCGTCTCTGGCTCGCCTTCGTTGTAGGCTTTCAAGACTCCATCTAGATCAGGAACTTCGAGCCGGAGTTCTGCTCCGTCTTTGAGTTGCGATGCGATCGAGCGAAGCCAAGGAATCGCGTCCTCTGTGCGGATCTGCGTCAAGCCCGAGCCGATGTCGGCTCCGTCCTTCAGTTCTTCCATGATGTCTCCTTGCCGTGAGGCTCTGGAATGATAGAGGGGAGGCGGATTTGCCGCCTCCCCACCGGAAAAAGAAAGAGGCTCGTTCAGGAGATGACGTAGTTCGCTGCGCCAGTCTCAGCGACGGTCGTGATTCCGTCGATCGGATCAAGAAGCATCGCGTTGAGTTGACCTCGGCCAGAGGTCGCGTGTTCGATCGTGGCCTTGAGATATCGCTTTCGACCTGCGAGATTCACATCCCAAACGACCTTCGGACGAGTCGTGAGATTTGTCGTCGTTGCGAGCGTGTAGTCAGTTGCGAGAACGATGCCTCGAATCGCTTCCCAAGTCGAATTGTCGTCTGACTGCTCAAGTTTGCAGTTCGTCGTCGGTGCGCCAGTCGATGAGGATGAAAAGGCGATACGCGCAAAGCGGAAGCCTTGCGTGTCGACTGATGCCGTGAGTGTCGATGCGCTCGCCTCAGAAAGAACGACCGAGCGCATATTTTGAGAGTTTTTCATCTGTCCTCCAAAGAGAGAGGGGAGGTTTCCCTCCCCTCTCATGGATCAGCGGTTCATCGATCAACTTGCAACGACTGCGCCTGCGCCGATTTCCGCAGCGGTCACGCGACCATCTGCAGGATTCGTGAGAGTGCAAACGAGTGCGCCCGTCGTCATCGCGCCGCCTGCCGATGCCTGAACCTTCAGGTATCGCTTGCGGCCTCGGAGGTCGACGTTGTAGACGACCTTCGCGACGTTGGTCGCAACTGCCGCGCTCGATGGAGTCCAGTCCGTTCCAGGAACGAAGCCAGAAATCGCAGCGTGGCCGGAGCCTGCCGTGTCGCTGTGTTGAATGTACTGATTCGTGAGAACGGTCGAAAGGCCGTGAGTAGTCGGAGAGGTTCCGTCGACGAAGGCAATCGATGCGTATGAGAATCCGAGCGTGTCGAATTCTGCGGTCAAGAGGCCTGCGGCAGTCGCCGCGCCTGCGACGGTAATGATCTTGTAATTCGCTTTCATGTGTGCTTTCTCCTATGGATCAGAAGGTGAACTTGATGATGCCACCAGTTGCGGACGACGATCCGACGTTCGCGCACACGATGTCGACGCGCTCGGTTCCACGAACGACGCGCTCGTCTTGTTCGAAGGCGTTGAGAGCCGAATCGCTGAACGCGATCGAGGTCGCGCGGCGATCGCCGAGGTAGCAGGCTTGCGAGAGGTCGCCGATGTAGGCAACGACCGAATCGCCAGTCGTTGGCGTGTACGGAATGACTTGGGTGAATTCGACTGGAGTTCCGAAGAACTTCGGAGTCGCAATGCCATTCACGATTTCGCTCGCGGTCGTGCCACCTGCGGCAAACGCGAGACGCTCGAATACCGCGTGATAGGTCGACTTGTTGCAGAAGATCTTCACGTTGTTTCGTTGGAACGCCCAAGCAGGAAGCAATGCAAACGCCGTCGAAACTTGAGCCGACGTGATGTTTGAATAGTTCGTCGCCGCGCCGGAGTCGCTGACTTGATAGGTCGCGTTCGAGAGCGCAGTTGCGAGGCCGACCACGCCGCCGTATGTCGACGTGCCGTCGCCGTTGAAGCCTGCGTCGTCTTCCTTGAAGGCGAACTGGTACGCGATTTCATTCGCGACATCGCTCGCGAGGTCGATGATCGAGTCTTCGAGGAGTTCATTCGAGACGGTCGTCAGCGCGGTCAACTTCTTCGCGACGAGTTGCACGTTGTCGAAGCCCATCGTCGACTCGGTCGCGGCGATCGCTTCGCCGACCCAGAACGCCGTGAGGCCCGTATTCTTGCGAGGGATGCGGAGCGTGTCCGAGGTCATGCGGTAGATCTTCGCGTTGCGACGGAAGACACCGTACTGCTCGCGAAGCGTGACGAGTTCAGCGGCCATCTCGTCAGGAACGAGGAAGCCACCTTGCGAGTTCACGCCTTCGGTATGAGCCTTGATCGCGATACCGAAGTTCTTGCAATTCTCGACCGACTTCTTGTGGCCGAGAGTTGCGAGACACCACGTGCCGAACTTCCAAGCCATCTCCTTCGAGGAGAAAGCCTTGCGGCCTGCGCTGTACACGCGAGCGCGTTCCCATGGCTTGTCGTCGACGTTGGCGACTGCCGAGAGGCCGCGCGGCATCGCATCAAGACGCGAAGCGACTTCGCGACGGATCGACTTCGAGATCTGTTCCTTCTCCTGATCGCTCATCGCGTCAGTCTCCGGAGCAGCGGCGGCGATGGTCACATCGAGCATCTCTGGATCAACCGCCATGCCTTCGGCATCGGTGATCATGTAGCCTTCGAGGATGAGTTTCTTTTGCATTGCCACGCCGTCAGCACCCTTGATGCGAGCGGCCTTCTCAAGCGCGTTCTTGAACTGATCGAGATTCATCGTCTTCATGTCTGTACCTTTCGAATTCAAAGAAACAACTCTTCTCTTCCGAGCGAGGCCGCGTTTCAAGCGAAGTGCCGTGAGCGTTGCCGAAC